TGAACAGGTTCCTGGATTGATTTCGTATACCGGGCAGCGTACTTGTGCGAACAAAGTCCTCGAACGGATTCGCGCTTGCACTGGCAGGCGGATTCAAAAGCTGGCCGAACCGAAACGCAGTGCCAAAAGCAGGAGCCTGTCGCTGGAGGAACCTACCGAACATGCTTTTCGTCGGGTCTTGCCCCCCAAGTAACATCGGGTTGGCACGGAGTCCTCGGAAAAACGCTGCTTCCGGTTCCTGTTCCTCAAATCCTGCTGGGAATGCAGGAAAGGCTTGTGAAACCACCAGAAAACTCCTTTATCCCCCAGCAGAGCCGAGGGCCGCACCAATCGGGAGGCGTTGTCGAAGGAACTCGATGAAGTTTTGACCGTTAGTAGCGCCGCCGCCGCGAGCTATCCACTCGGAACGCAGCATTTGTGCGCTAGGAATGTTCAACATACTGGAGGCGGATGGCGCGACACGAGTATGAAGTGCACTCATAGCAAGGTCTCTCAAAGCCTCAGTTGCCTCGGTGTCCGGTTCTCGGAACTGTTGAACACCCTTTTGCACTTCGGACAAAGCAGCTTTGGGGTCTGTCGGCATTTGCGTGTTTAGTAAAGTGTTCATAAGCTGCACCGCCAATCCGCGGGCGTTTCCGATTGACCCGCCTTGGCTTTGCACAAAGCTCTCTAAGTCCAAGTTGGGATTTCCGGTGGTTTGAAGGTTGCTTTGAATGTCGAATATGTTCTTGAACTCTGGGGCAAACCTCAACAGGCTACGCCCGCCTATTGATTGCGGTAGACTTGGCAATCCACTTCGCGCGAGTCCACGCATGACCGCTGCCATTGGGTCTACTCCGGTTAAACCTCCAGCTTCATCGATCCACCCTGCAAGGGGCGGTAGCTTGATAGGGTCGTTTCCCGTGAAACTGGGGCCACCTTTTCCACTTGAAAACTCTCCCCCGAAATTCGACACAGGCATTTGTCGAGCGCTGCTACCGCCTGCAGGAATAATGTCATCCTGCCCGAACTGACCAAACGCCTGTGCACCCGGCTGTCCAACAGGCTGCTGGAACGCCAAGCCGGTCGGCTGCGCGGCCCCCGCGCCGCCACCTGTAAACGGAAAATCAGGTCTCATTCCAGCAGGCAATTCGGGTGCTTTTGGCAGCACTGCTGGTGCCGGAACCGTACCCCTTACAGGAACGTCGATAGACGAGATGGTGCCGTCACCTTCCTGAACGGGGATGCGCTGGCTCATGCCCATCGACCGAATGAAATCAGGGTCGGACTGAATCGCCGGACGCGCATCGCCTCGATCAAGCGTCGAAGCCAACGGAATCGTGCTTACGTCCTGTTGCGTGGCTAGTGACGCGCTTACTGGCTGACCAGATACGACCATAGATTTAGCGAACTGCAAGGCCATTTCTGTGCTGTGTGCGTTTACGATTACCGCCGGAACGATTCCGCCGCTTACAGTCACTCTATAAAGTGGCATTTAGCCCATCTCCAACCCAAGTGCGGCCATGCGCGCCGCCACATCACCCTGATTCCCGTTGCGTGCTGCGGTCGTGTTGAATCCCGCTTCTGGCGAAGGCTGGTTCCCCATGCCGCGGCGTTCGGCTACGCCAGGATTGGCTCCCATGGCCGGATTCGCTGACTGCCGATTGAGACGAGCATTATTCTGATTACCGTTCTGCGAAATGCCGCCACCAACGCCACCACCACCAACGCCACCACCAACCTGTCCCGGCATGATGCCAAGACCGGCTGCGGCCTGCGACAACTGCGCCAGCATCATAGACCCCTCGACCTGTCGCTGGAGCGCAAGCACTTGCAGCTTGTCATAGATGATCGAGGCGTGCTCCATGTCGCCTTCCTCGATCAGTGCCTTGAACTGTTCGAGCGTCTGCGACAGCGGGTCTGAGGACTTCGCAAGCCAATCGATGTTCTGGTTCCGCATGACCTTGTGCGACGGTAGCCTGAGTATCTTCTCGCGCGCGTATTCCATAGAAGCAAGCGGCTCTCCGCCGGGGCCAGTGGGCGCCACCGCCATCTGCGCCACCGACCAGATAGTGCCCAAATCTTCGGGTAGCGCGAGTTGCATCGAGACTTCCAGTGGGTCGTGACCGATTATCAGGTTTGGCTCGATCACTTTTGAGGCGAACTGCGTGCCGGAAACGAGACGCCCGGAGACAGGGAAGGGCTGGAATCCACCCGTTTCGTACTGGTCGAGCATGTTTGCGAGCGAAAGCTCTACTGCGGAGGCGAGAGCCTTCATGCGCGGCATGACACGGTGTTCGAGGTTGTTGCCGAGTTGCCGGAGTGCGACCGCTGAAAGTGGCTTATCAAGCAGTCCAAACGCCTGCGGGGGGAGCGAACCGGCCACTTCGTCCTGCGAAACCATGCTCTGCGCGAACGCAGCGGAGCGGGAGAGGTCGGCTTCCTGGAAGTTCTCTACGTCCTCCTGGTTAGCCGTTGAGAGGGCGATTTCGGCACCTTTTTCGGTGGCCCCTTCTTCTAAGGTAAGGGTGCCATCCGAGGAGCGCACCTTGGTTCTTGGGTCGGCGGCTTTCGCCATGTTGTCGATGGCATACGACGTGATGCGGTTTTTGATCGGCCAGATATCGCGATCCTCGGCGAACACGGATTCACCGAAGTATTTGGCAAGAGTGCCGCTTTTTTCAGTCGGCGTGAGCCACGGCATCGGGTCAACGGGAACCGCGATGACTGGAAAGCGGAGTGCAAACACATCATGCAGGGGGCGGATGAAGCGGTTATCGAGCAAGGTGCCAGCGAGGTAGATGGATTTCCGGCGCTCGAACGGATTCAATGAGGAAGGGTTGAAAAACGGGTTTGGAAAAGCCTCGTAGTAGCCCCAGAGTTCCTCTGGACGGAGATCGTCGTCAGATTGCCATGCCTCGAACTCGAATCCGGGAAACATCTTGCGGATTTGCGCTCGACTAAAAGTGTGTCGATACGCCGCCCAAATTGGCTCCTCGTCGCCCATCTCGATGACAAGGTGGCGGGGATCGAGTGGCAGCATGTCAATGAACGTCTGCCCGACTTCATCCTTGCGGAGAAGCGACCTGATCGCGGCATAGCGACCTCGAACGACGGTGTAGAAGGCCATCGCATCCTTGACAGAAGGCGAACCGCGTCGTCTAAGGCGTTCATCTGCGTGACGCAACATGCCGATGGCGAGCATTTCGGCAGCGTCGTTGAGTTCTTCCTGGGGTTTCGGTGCAGCGTCGTTTGGGATACGAACGACGAGTTCGGTTCCAGAAATAAAGGCGATGATCTTGGTGGCAAGGACGCGGGGGGCGTTAGAGGTGTAGGAGTCCTCGGCGGCGACGGATTCCTCCATGCCGGGTTGCCATTTTTTGAGCGTCCAGAGATCGAAGTCGGCATCCATCCGGTCGAACAGTTCTTGCTCGTCCCGAACTTTCTGGCCGATCTTCTCTGTTATTTCGCGTGCGGTCTCATCAGCCTGGAGGATTTCGGTTGTCATTACCGCACCGTGGAATCAGGTTTCACGCGGGTACCTAATTCTATACTATTCTGTCGGGCTGGTAGGCTACCCGTTTATTTCAAGCGGCCCGCTCACGTCGTTGCTGCCGACGCTTCACTTTGATCTTCGTTCTCTGCGACTGCGCGGTGACGAACCCCCACTGGTTCACCATCAGGTACGAAAGTGCCTTGATCGCATCGTTGAATCGGTCTCTCGGCACGGTGCCTACGAGTTCTCCCTGTGAGTTCAGGTTCCACTGGTAGGCGCGTAGCGACGGCGGGTCGATTCTACGGTTTAGCACGCCGCCGAGTTCTGAAAGTACTCCCTCACACTTCGTATCGAGCACGAGTCCCGGCTCGCCAGTAATATCGTTCACTCGCAGGAACGAGTCAAATCGGCGTATCAGGTCGGGAACGGGAATCGTTCTCTCTGAGTACAGCAGGTTCAGCCCTGCCATCTTACGATAAACTTCTACTGAAGCCTCGTGCGCGCCCACGCGCGCGGCGCCCGCGCGATCTATAACTGCAATGATTGGGGATTTTCCCCACCAGTGCCTCTTTTGAAGAATGTGCTCGATGATAAACTGCTCGGTTTTGTCCGACTCGTAAATCTCATCGAACACCCGTAGCTGCCCGTTGATGTACTGGCAGCACTCGATCGCATACGACGAGCCGCCTGCGCCGGGGCCAGCGATTCCAGGGTCGATCGCAAGGTAGATCGTTTCCTCTGGATAGTACTCGACGTTCCTGACGTGCACAGCCATCTTGAACATTGGGTGCACCAGTCCCTTGGGCGGACTTGGCCTCCCCATGTGTCTCCGCAAAAACTCGTTCTCCGGCAACTCCCGCTTCAGCCGCAGCCACTCCGGGTCGGCTTCCTCCAGCGGAAACACATAGGTGTTCGTGCAACTCGGAACTCGCCAGGAACGAGAATCCTCCGTGGCCCACACAGAGGGCGACTCCCACCGATCAATCAGCGATGGATACCACCCTACGTCCTGTTCAAGTGACCCCGATAGCAGAATCGGTGCCCGCTTCTCTGCAATCCTTCCATGCAGTCGCAAATACGCCCCGAAAGGAACCTGAGCAGCCTCCACCACGGCAATCACGAACGGGGCTTCCATAATGAGCGACCCCTCGTCCAGTGCGCTCTTGGTTCTCACTATCACCATCCCAAACGGCGTAAACACCTTCCCCGTACCAGGATTTACCACCGTCGAAAACTCTACCGAAGAAGCACCAAACTGCCGACGTAGATGATCGCCCAGATACGAAAACTCCTGCCACGTCTTCTCGTAGTGTGCAGCTACTATCCACGCCACCCCAAGTACAGTCTTCGGGTCGCCCTCACCCTTCGTCGAAGCCAACTTCTCCTCTAGAAAACTCACAATATGCAAAAACAGCCAACGCGCTGTAAAGTCCGACTTCCCAGATCGGTCTCCACCGGAAATCGCTATAAATCGCGTCGGATTCTCAAATATCTCTAACTGAGCCTTCGTCAGACGCCAACCCAACGCCCCTCCAAGCCCAGCCACCAACTCCGGCGTTACCCCACCCACTAGATGCTCCCGGCCAGAGCAGACAGCCCCATTTGGCGCGGCTGATTGGCCGCGTGCTGTATGCGAGCGCGTGCGATTTCGACGTACTCGGCCTCGCGCTCGATGCCAATGAACTGGAAGCCTTCGAGGACTGCGGCCTTGCCTGTGCTGCCGCTGCCCATAAAGGGGTCGAGGACTACGCCACCGGGCGGGGTGACGAGCTTGCAGAGGTAGCGCATGAGGTCGGTGGGCTTGACCGTCGGGTGATTGTTGCGGCGGAGCTTTATTGTGTTCAATCCAGTGCTAACGGCGTCATTCTCTTGATACGCCGTTTCGCTTCTCGCCAAAGCAGCCTTCGCACCGTTGCTCTGCCCAAAAGCCTTTGTCAGTATTTCCTCGCACCCTTCGTCCCGGTCGTCCTTGCTAGCCTTGGCGCAGTAGAAGAACCGGGCGGCGGAGCCGAAGTCGCCGTAGCCGATAACTTCGCCGGTAGCTTCCGTAAAGCCCTTCCCACCACCGTAGATGTGCGATGATGCGCCACGAGTTGCTACGCCCCCGCCAGCTTCCGGGAACAGTGCGAGCACCTCGTCGCTGCCGTCGTGGATCAGGTTCGCGGGCCAGCGGCCTACGTTGAATGTCCCCATAAAACGTGACCCGTTGATACCGCTG